GTTTGCCGGATCAACATAAGATATCTTAACACCCTCACCCAAAAGAAACTCGTGCTTGGCTATGGCTATACCAATAACGGTCATGTCATAGTCTAACCTCTTTCTTATATCTTGATAATGGTTCTCATCAAATATAGTATTGATTGCCTCCTCTTCTGCTATCTCAATTGCAGGCTTATAATTAAGCTGCATAAATAAAGAAAGCTCATCATCATTCTCAGGTAACTTGTCAGGGTCCATCATGAATGGATCAACTCCTGTCATCTGCTGAATCTTTGAAAGCACAGGCTTACCTGCCATCTGAGCCTCAACCATGTCCTGATATTTGTTTCTCTTAGCCTGAGACATTGCGTCCTGAGCGTAGGCCTTAACCTTAAACAATCTATCAGACATTCCATTTACAACAATGTCAACAAACTTTGGAAGAATAGGAACAGGTGTCCAATCTAAATTCAAATAAGAAAGATCACCATCAACTGCTAATTCATTCTTGTATTTAGCCACAGATTGCTCACCTCTAGCGTACAATCGTAAACGATGAAAGTCTCTCCACCTGTTGTAGAATCTGCAGGATGTACCATCCTTTCTAAACCATTCGTATTGAATAGCCTGACCTACTTGTAGTCCAAATGACTCCGAAGCCTTTTCGGCATCAGTAGCTAATTGACTTGGAAAAACAGTAGAAGTTATGTCTATTAATATATTCTTCATCTAAGTAGTTCACTTGTTGTGCCATCATTTCTGTATCTTGCAAATGTAATACTTATTTTTGATTCTTTTTTCTCAGGCATATACATATGTTTCTGATTAGCCATTATGGCTAGACCTGAGCTTATACAGGCATCAAACTTAGTCCTGTCGTTTATATCGAACTTAGCCCAATCCTCTAGTGTCCTAGTGAATGGCATTGTCCCCATCTCATCAGGAGACCTATAGGTTCCTATCAGATCTAAACCAACATACTTCTCAATATAACTTTCTATTGCCGAGGCATGGGCCTGCCTAACATCCTCAGATGTGTTTGGTATACCACCCAATTCCTTCTCAGTCTTTGATAATTTATTATATTGCTTGTCCGGCCTGTTTAGACAGAAGCCCCTATACCCTCTATTCTTAAAATGATAAAGCAACCTAGGCTTATTGTTCTCTATTAGTATTGGCATACCATAGAATACACAAGCCATTAGCACCTCCTCAAAGAATATCTCTGCAGTCTGTGGCCTTGCTATGTACTCTAAAAAGAATTGATTTACAGGAGCCTCGTCCATATGAAATTTGGTCATCCCGTGTAATGAACCGTTTGATCCCCTCCCTCCAACTACTGCAGATATATCGTAAGAGTCGCAACCGAAAGATCCTATATGCTCATTACCGGGATGCTTACTTCCGTTCCTTTCGTGAACATTGTTTTGTAAATGCCTTGCAGGTGTCCAACTAACTAGAAACCTTCCCCTGTTGTCAGGAGTAAAAATAACTTGAGAGTCCTTGACACCATCCCTCCAACTAAACGATCCTCTAGTCAGATAGTGTTCTTTTATCATCGAATCATTGTAATCTATTTGTTGATAAATTTTAGTAAGATTAAATATCGCTTGTTTACTTTCGTCCCTAAATGCATGGGACTCCGTTCTAGGAAACTGTCTGTAAAACTCATTCAATGCGTCTGCATCATTCTTTAATGAGTCAACCTCAGCCTCCCAATAATCTATAGCACCATTAGTAATATAGTTTCCATCCACGCCTATAACTTCTACAGTTGGCTTCCTAAGTATAGGCATACCGTACCTATCAATAAAACCCTCCATGTTCCACTCCATAGGAATGAACAACTTATATAGTCCGCTTTTAGTTTGACCGTTAGCGTTCCTAGTACCTATATCAGAATCCTCATACAACTTCTTATAGTTATCACCACCCTTACTCAAAGCGTTTGACGTTGAACCCATCATACACTTTCCAATAATCTTACTACCCAACCTCAAACAGGTCTTGGTTACACGCCAATTGTTTAATATATTATTTGGCTTAACCCACTTTGCAGACTCGTCATGAGCCAAGAACAATAACTTCTCACCATCATAACTATTCTCCTCAGTGTTCCTCCAATCTATTGTGGTATCCAATCCTTCTATCCCATCCTCGTCCACATTGAACATATTCTTTTTTGTAATCTTTGAGGCGGGAACCCTATAAGCTAACTCAGTCTTAGGCTTGTCCATACCGTCCATCACAGGCTTGAAGAAGAATGGTAGCCTACTATTAATAGGAACAACCTTATCAGTAAACATCTTCTTAGCATCAGTACCCGTCTTAGAAAGTATACCAACCCTTGCGTCCCTTGCAAGAGTTCCAATGTTTACACACTCTGTTGATGACATGAATGAAAATCCCGAACGTCTTATCTTAAGGTAGATCATTCCAAAGGATCTATTGTCGGCCCGGCACGCCTCCCAAAATATCCAAAATATTCTATTAGCCTCACGATAGTCAGGATACCCAACATCTATACTAGCCCACTGCAGGTACATATAATGAGATCCCGTTATATAGTTAGGCTTTCCATTATTCATAAACCAAAATCCATTGTCCCTATAATCAAACTCCTGCTCAATATAATCAACCCACTTATTCTTAAACTCAGTTGGTTTGTCGTTCCATTGGAATATGGACTGAATCTTCTCTAATTCCTTTGGGGCCTCTCTCCTTTCCCAATACTGTTCAGCCTTTGTTTTACTTCTACTGTAACATTCATCGGGAGCCAATGGCAAGGCTATCTTAAGTCCTGATATAGAAACAACATCACCTATCTGACCTGTCTTTGATATTACAACCATGTCATGCTGACTGTTGTATCCGTAAGTCCATGCCTTTATAGTATTCTTCTTTGAAAGAATATTATTAGGTACATAATCCTTTAGTACCCTATATAAACTATTTTGATCTTCTTTCTGCAAATCCTTGCTTTGTGTCTACCTTACTTACTCCCTTGTCAATAGCCTCAAGATTTTCTTTCTCAGACTCTATCCTATTTAAAATCTCAAACGCATCGAATATAGCTAGCTTCTTTGTGGCTGCAGCGTTCTTTAATCTATCAGCAGCCAACTCATTCTCAGGATCGTGATTTATAATCTCTTCTTCTGCAACCTTTATCAGTTGTTCAACAGCCCTTTGTCCTGCTGCTATTATCTTTAATTTAATTTCTTTACTTGTCATTTAATTTAATTGTAATCTGATGGTCATACATTCTATATAGCTTCTCTCCATCAACAGTAAACTCATATTCACTCTCAGGCATGAAGCATATTGTATCACCTTTATTTATTCCTTGACTCAAAAGATACTCATTAGGATAAACCATAGTACCCATCAGTGGTTCCTCAGAGAATGGCTTCTTTATATACGAGTCAATTGCAGGCATTGGCTTTACAAAGCAGAACCTGCTGTAAGCGTACCAAGTGTCCTTCTTCTTATAAAGAAAGAACTGCTCGTCTTCTATAAAGAATATGTCATCCCTAAAAAAACTCTTACCGCTCTTTTGTCTGCCCTTCATGTCGTTATAAAACTTGAATGCATTGTGGTGAACAAGTAAAGTATCACCCGGCTCGATTGGACCTGTGTAACCTAATGGAGTTTCTACGACCTCAGCATATCTATTAGAGAACTTATGGTCCTCCTCCGATGTACTAACTATTAAATCTATCCCTGCAATCTTTCTCGTGTTGTCGTATCTTTTTCCATTCACAGGCCTTGCTATGAAATAGAATGGAGATTTCATTTAAAAACTTATATTATATTCAATTGAAGTTGGTATAGTCGAATTAAATTCTTTCCAAAGACAAACCTCCTGCTTGTCATTTATTATGTAAACCTTTAAAGATAACTTCTCAGGATCTAGTTTTATAAGGTGTATCTCATTAGATTCATTAAGAACCTTTTGACCTACAACGTAGTGCATCGCTCCACCCTTATAATCAGGACCTATAGATATCTTTCTGATGTCCATTAAGAAATTTTATTTACAGTAAGTATAACTGATGGGATAGCAGGACAAGGAATAGTTAAATTGATTGGCTCATGAACAATATCAATAGCATCATCCTGACTCCACATAATTTCAATATATTGTCCCGCAATAACAGATTCAAAAAAATTCCAAGCAGCAACCAAGTAATTAGCATTTGCCTGCATAGTAAGATGAGTAGCTGATTCAGGAATATCAACACCATTCTTTCTAAACCAAATAATAACCTGCTTTGCAGTACCCCCTGAAATTCTTTGCAATTGAGCAGA